ATGCTGTCCACGTACGGTGCGAAATAAAGCGCAGTAACACCTATTTGTGGCACCATGATAAACAGAGAGTATGAGAATATTGTCCGCCACAGGTGAGAGAAAGTCAGCCCAAGGCCGGTCCTCAACCTAGGGTGAAGTAACTCTCTAATGACCTCCAACTGTGAACCCCCGAGAACCGCGATCACGGCGCAAATACCCAAGGACAAAGGCAGCTGTTTGGCCACCATGAACATTATGGTGGAACAAGGGTCGTATGCTAGGTCGAGGTTCTGGACAAGCCCAACGAGAACCCTGGAAATGGTCAACAGGTTGAACAAGAACCGAACAGCACTTGCGCGGGCCACCCAGGTGAGATATAAATAGCCCGCTTTCATGATAGTGGCAGGTACGTCAAATCTTGTCAAGGACTTCGCCCGCTTCACGTCGTAATAGAGGCGAGCAAAACGCCAATCCTCATTGGCCATGACGACGAAGACCAGGTCAGGGTCCTGCCCAAAACCGGTCAGGTATCCCGCGTCATTTGGTCTCTTGTAGTCACGATCGAGTTTGTTGCTCACGGAGACAATCGAGGTCACCCCAGCAGCGGCAGCAGTTTGCACCGTCCCCGCCCCCCCATGGGTGACCAGAGACTTGTACCTTCGGAAGATCTCCAAATGGTCACCTTGGGGAACGGCCGGCAGATGGGCGTATTGAGGAGGGACAATCTCAGAAGACGAGCCCATCACGATCCCGAGCGGGATAGTGCCGATGTTCTCACGAACTTCGAGAAAATCGACACCATTGTGGCTGCGTGGCAACCACCCGGGGCGCAAGTATGACCCTATCGAGAAATGGGGTCCTCGCCATTTTTCGAAAATCCTGTCCCAGTTGTCAAGGGAAAAATGGAGCCCTGATTTCAAAGGGTAAGCTATGTCAAGTGGGGGAGCACAGTTGTACCGAAGGCCAGTTCGGGTGCGAATGAACCTTGGAGAATACTTCATGTGAGGGCAGACCTCTATGGCTTCTTGGCAATCCATGTAAGTTGGCAGAGACTGGAGGGCTTCACCATGTTCAGCCAGTGCGAGGATCCTCTTGCCTTCCTCGGGGCCAGTGAGATGCACAAGGAAGACTGTAAAACCGTGGCCAGCTTGCCATCGCGCCAGAGCTTCAACAGGCACACGATCTCCTCGCGACCCAAAAGTGAACCAGACTTGAGGGCCAGCTTTATCTTGCAGACTGGGGCCTCTGGTCCGGCCCGTCACTGCAATGGGCCACACTGTGGTGTCCCACTGCTCTTTGTCCATTGTGATGAAGAACCCCTTCTGTCTTGGTGCAAACTCCCCGACCTGCTCCATGCTTTTCTTCCGGCTGCACAATTGCCGCAAGTATGAATCCTCTAGACTCCTAACGTGCATGACAGCTAACCTGTTCCATCCTTCGAAAGAAGCAGAAGACCAGCGGTTGTCGTCGCCGATAAACGCATGGACTAAGATGGGCAAATGGCCTTCCATGCTGGAAGTCTGCCGAGTGACATCACGACGGCTCTCGCCGCAATTATACACCACAGTGACTTCGCGTCGGGCCAATAAGAAGATCTCGTCTGACCCATAAATGTCACCGAAGTTCTCGAGTATGTAGAGAAAACGCCAGATGTCCTTGGCGAAACCACTACGCACGTAATGGCAAGACATGTTCGCAGGCATGTAATTCCACGGGCAAACAGAGAACTCCCGATGGTTAGGAGAGAACTTCTCGATCAGACAATTTGGGTTGAAAGCGAGGTGGTTGGGGTCGCGGTTTAGCAAAAGCAACTGCCAGCCTTCTGCCAACACAAGAGCCGGCAGGTATCGCCACATCGCCAAGGAACGACTGGCTCCGTACATCGGGATTTCAATGACAGTGACATCCTTACGAGCAGCGTATTTAGTGCCTAACTGGTCCTTGGTGTTGCTAAAGATGACCAGATGCGCCACTCCCGCATGAACTTGCCGAGTTTCGTTCTCATAATTCCCGCAAGCGGCAGTCACACCCACCAGCACGCCTTTCGGGACCTCTTCTTCGAACTTGGCGATGACCAGGGCAGCAACAAGGCTTGTGAATTGTTTGAAAGGTTTTGTGATTGAACCCCCGTTGAAGGCCCTCATCAGGTGGGCGGGTGACCAGTTATGTGGGTTCCAAGAGTGATGGATGCCGCACCGACAACCATGATGGATCTCCTGTATCCGGTGGACATCAGAACGCACATCAATGTTCAGGCCATCCGGTGTATGCCGAGAAAGATCGGTGGATCGACGCTCGACATCAGCACTAGCGTTGAAGACACA